CAACAAATTCCACCAGGAGTGTTGGGCCTTATTCCCGATGGTGACATCACGATTCAGTGGCGTTGGCTTGGTCCCGTTTACGAGGATTCCACTCAGGACATCCTTAACAACTCCATCGTGGTACGCAACTTACAAGAATTAGGTGTTGATAGCATTGAAGCACTGAAATACCTCTTTCCGTCAAAAACGGATGAGGAGCGGGCCGAGATGTTATCTGGGTTCCCGTTCAGGATGGTGGGTGAATTGCAGAATGCATATTCTTCATTCGCTCGCTTGGTGGGAGGCATGATGCAGACCCCTCACCCGCAATCACCGGACTTACCGATGGCTGCGGATCCAAGACTGGATTTAACCCCTTATCTGTATCGAACTCTCGAAGCTTTACAAAAGGAGATGAGTTATGCAGGACGCTACCGTCCAATCGATCCCACAGACGAGCCAAGCACCAGTGGCCGTAGCTCCCAGCAGTTACGTGACTCCGGCTCCGTCCAACCAACAGGTCAGCTACCAGGTGGCGCCTCAAGCGTATCAGGTGGGTACGAGCTACCCCCAAGCGGTACCTCAGGCAGCCCCCAGCTACCAATCAGCCCCTACTCAGTACGCCCCCCAATCCCAACCGGCGGAAGCCCAGGGCAATCCGTGGGAATCGGCGTTCAACAAGGTGGTCAATCTACTGAGCGCACCAGTCCAATCCCCGTTCCAGGGTCAGTCCTCCGCACCGACGACTCAGTTTACCCCGGCGAACTACGGTCAGGTCAGCAGCCAAGTTACGCAACAATCGGCTCCGCAGACATGGTCGCCCAACCAGGCTTACTTGCCCAGCTCTTCCCAAACCTCCTCAGCTCCGTCCTTGGAGCAGGTAGCCGACTTGGTGGGAATGAGCCAGGAAAGCCGTCAGGTGATGGACGCGTTCGGGGTCGAAGCTCCGGCAATTCTGAACAACTACGCTCTGAATCTGGAGCAAATGCTGGACAGCGCCGTCGCGTGGGGAAGCCGCGCAAGTGAGACGATCCAGGGATACGCTCAGTTCGCAGTCAACGAACATCAAGAGAACCTGGCCTATAACGAAATCCTGACCAACCCTGATGTTCTTAGCGATTACACGCTGAAGTTCTTTGGTCCTGAAGGTCCTTATCCCGTTTACGAAAACGAACAGCAATTGGAAACTCCTGGTTATCGCACGGAACCCGTTAATCCCCAATACGGCCAACTCCCTGCTCCCCCTACTGCCGCCACTCCTCAGCAACCTGAGAATTTCTGGGGCACCTTTAACGAAGTGATGGCACGCGATCCCCAGAACGCTTGGCGCGTTATCAACCAAGCTCAGCCTCAAGTCCTGGCTAACAAACTGTTTGTAATGGAGTGAGGATATGGGGCTGTTAACAAGAGCTGGTAACATCATTGGTGATATTGGCCGACAAGTGCCCCAGGGTTCTAAACGTGCTCGTTTAATTGATGCTCTTGCAGGAGGTGTTGAGGGAACTCAAAATCTTCTTGCAGGTAAATATGCACAAGATTTGCAGCAAGCTTTATCTCCCGCCAATACAGCCCAGTATGCTCCCCTTGCATACGGGCTTATTGGGGCTGGTGGATCTGTTGCAGGTAATCTATTGAGCGATGAGCAAAAAGATCCCGGACGCACTCTCGCGGAAGCCGCTGGAGCAGGTGCATTGGGTGCATTAGGAGGACGCGTTATTGGGGGCGCAGGCGCACGTTTACAAAAAGCACGTGCTGCACAAGCTCCTTTAATGGCATCTTACGAACAAACTGCAAAAGAATACCTGAACCGTGCTCAAATGGCAGGGCAGGCAGGTGCTCGTCAAACGGGATTAGCTGCCCAAGGTCGTGCTGCTGACATTATTGCGAACATGGCTGCTGGCGAAACTGCAATGGAAGAGCTTGGTCGCCAAACACGAGGTAGACAAGGCCTTTATATGGCAGCCCTTCCTGCAATTGCAGGCCTTGGTGGCATGGCTGGTGGAGGCGTTTCCAATCTTGCTCAAATGGCAGGAGTCCCTGGTTTCCAACAAAATGTAATTACAGATCCCGAACTTGTGGGCTCTAGTAATACACCTATGGCACGCGCAAGTACTCCTACCTTGCGTTACATTAGTTGATAAATTATCAACTGCTAAAATTTGTTTTAGATAAGACATTTCTTGTCTGAATCTTTCACCCGACAAAGTCCTGCGTACTGGAGGATAAACTAAAGTGTTTCTTGATACCGACTTTCCCAAAATTTTGGGTGCAGAGCTGTATCGCCCCCACCCGGCATACATCTGCGAAATGGCCGTAGAGCCTGTTGTTGTTCACGACTTTACTCGTCAGCCCGGTCAAACCGTTCAGCTCGATCGCTACAAGTTCTGGGGTACTCCTGGTACCAAGGACAGCCGTGAGCGTATTGCTGACCAAACCATTGGCACTGCCAATAGCCGTAACATCACCAAGGAGAAAGTCCTGGTGGTGCTTAAGGAATACACTGGCCCCGCTGATCCGGGCGACCCGACCCAACCTTCTACCTTTAAGATTGCTCGTGAAACTCTGGTTACCGCCCAGCGCCTGCTGCTGGATACCGGCAACCTGAATATGTTCCACCAGTCGATCGGCAGCCTGACTCTGCTTGACGACTATCGCCGTTGGCGTGACCGCGTCTTTATTGACGAACTTGCTAAAGCCGAAGCTAATGGCGCTGCTTCTACCAGCCAAGGTGGTTACTACTTCCCTGGTGGTAAGACCAAAAACTCTTCTGGTCAAATCGCTTACACCGCCGCTCAATACACTGCAGATATTCAACAGTTTTCGGTTCGTACCGACCTGTTGACTGTTGTTAAGGATATGCGTAAGCGCAACGTGCCGACCTTTACCGATGGTCTGTATCGTTGCATTTGCGATCCTACTTTCATGATGCACCTGCGTCGTGATCCTGACTTCCGTGAGATTGCTCGTTACGCCGGTAACCCTGGTCAAGGCATGTACATGGGTAACCCCATGATGCCTAACAACGCCAGCTTCTACATGGGTCCGCAGGCTGGTCAGGCCTACTTCCTGGCTGGTGAACCCGTCATGCCGACTGGCGTCCAGTTTGAAGGTGTGAAGTTTTTCGAGTCGACCAACTTCCCCAGCAAAACCATTCAAGCTTCTTTCACTGATGTCGCTTCTTACAGCGCCCAGGAAGTTGCTCAAGGTTTCTTCTTCGGTCCTCAGGCCGTTGGTGTTGGCATTGGTGGTCCTAACGCTCAGGTGCTGATCAACAATAACGACGACTTCAGTCGCTTCATTATTCTGATCTGGCAACTGTACGCTGGCTTCGAAGTTCTTAACAAAGACTTCATCACTACTGCTTACAGCTTCGTTTCTGACGACGGCACTGTTTGATAAGTAAACATAAATAAACCATACGGAGAAATAAATGACCTATCTCTCGTCTAAAAAAATCTTCCCCGGCAACTGGGCAGAGCCGCTTAACGGTTGGTACAAGAATATTGATACCGACGACAGCGGTGCCAATGATGGTTCGAAAGGTGGCCCCACTTCGGTGCTGGCCATTCCTGGCTATCGTTATTTCCAACAGCGCGGTTATGTTGCCGTTACCAATACCTCTGGTGATGGCGCCATTGCTTCCGGTAATGTTATTGTTCCTTCCCCTTACAGGAACGATGACACCCGCACTGATATCACCGGCATGGTGATCAGTGGCTCCTCTAGTCTTCCCGTTTACGTTTATCGCGCTACCATTTCGGTTGCTTCCGGTTGGGGTGACGGTCGCGTTGCTTCTGGCATCTATGCTGCTACTGGTAACACCATGACCTTTGCTACTGGCCTGACCTCCAGTGGCGGTGTTGGTGAAGCTGTTTCGCAAGCTAACCTGACTTCTACCGTTTCCGGTAGTCAAGTTGGTGAGATCTTCTTCGCTGGTGGTTCCGCTGCTGTTAGCGCAGTTCCTGCTCTGACTGCTACTGGTGCCGCTGGTGTTACCGCTGGTAACGTTTATAAGGAACTTACCTCGGCTGCAACCTATAAGGTTCTGTCGCGTGACACCGCTACTGGTACCGTTACTTCTGGTGGTTGGTACATCTCCTCTGCCGACAAAAATGCTGGTCGCACCGGCTACTTCGTCGTTGAGGTGTGCTACATCCAGCCTGATGAAGCACCTGGTTACGAAGATATTGAAGGCTACCTCTTGGGT